ATGAGTTCTCTGGTACGCCTAGAGCAACTGGACCTACAGGTTAAAGAAGCATTAACTCGGAGAGATGAAAATGTATAAAAAGAAAGGACTACTAGAAGATGAACTCTACCACGAAGGTGGTCATGTAGACGATAAAAGAACCGAAGCTTACTCTGGGGGAATGTATAGAAAGAAGTATGCCGAAGGAGGTTCGTTACTATCAGATGATATGGAAACACACACCATGCCTGATGGAACAGAAATGGCAGGAGCAACACACGGAGAATCCGATGCGTTATTACCTGACGAAGAAATGGAAGAAGACCATTCAGAATTTATTCTTGACGAAGCACTATCTGAAGAAGAACAAGATATGCTAATGTCAAAACTAGAACAAGATGAAGAACTACAATTACTATTTGATAAAGTAGTAGGCGTAGCACAAGAATTTGCTGGTTCTGGTCCTGTAGATGGACTAGGAACAGGAGTCTCCGACAGTATACCTGCAAGGTTATCTGACGGTGAATTTGTCTTTACTGCAAAAGCGGTAGCAGAAATCGGAGAAGACGTTTTAATGTCTATGATGAAAGAAGCTGAAGCTGGTGTAGATAACAGACAAGAACTTAATGTTGGAGGAATGCTAGGTGACCCGAAGCTAGATGTTGACCCTAATGGGCAACCAGTTGAAGGTGACATGGTAGAAGATGAAATTCGTAAAGGAATGTTATCTGCAAATCCAAGATTGAGACAGCGATAGAGCCACCCTATACAGGCACTCTATCATTATAAAACCCGAAAGGCGACCTTTACATACAAGCCCTCTAGTCGACATAGAGCTACCTTGTGAACGAAGCCCTGATTAGGAGAAGATGATGACTAACACAGTCCAAAAAGAACGAAAGCCAAATCCGTATAATGCGAAAAAAGATTGGCACAATAATGATGATAAACCTTTTGTATCATCTAATAGTATGTATTTTGAAGAGCCTCAGAATAAACTTTTCGACAGCGATGACATAATGGAAGTCGGTGAAGAAGGAAGTGTAAACACTGAGGAACTGGCAAGTAAGAAGAATTCTCCTTACAAAAAGCCAGACTACAAGAAACGCTATGATGATTTAAAAAAGCATTACGATAGTAAGCTTAATGAATTTAAGTCTAGGGAAGAAGACCTACTAACTCAAGTTAAACAACCTGAATATAGAGCACCTAAATCCCCAGAAGAACTTGAAAAATTTAAGACCGACTACCCTGATGTGTACGAAGTTGTAGAAACCGTTGCTCACATGCAAAGCGAATCTAAAGCAAAAGTTCTAGAAGAACGCCTTAGTAAACTCCAAGAACGTGAAGACGATTTAATACGACAGAGTGCAGAAAAAAGGTTAATGGATAGACATCCTGATTTTGGAGATATCAGAAACAGCGATGACTTCCACGAATGGGCAAAAGAACAGCACTCATCTATCCAAGCTTGGGTATATGACAACAAAGACGATGCCGATTTAGCTTCACGTGCTCTTGATTTGTTTAAAAAGGATTTAGGAATTGACGTTCCTAAGACTAAGCCATCATCAAAAAAACCGACCAGACAATCTGCGGCAGATATGGTTTCCACTAAAACAACTAGTGTGACCCCTACCTCAGAAAAAGTTTGGTCAGAAAGGGAGATTGCGTCTATGAGTATGGCAGAATTTGATAAATTTGAACAAGAAATATCAGATGCTATGCAAGAAGGCAGAATCTCGAAATAAACTATTTAACTTAGGAGAAGTATTATGGCTCAATTTTTTGAACCAGGAACAGATACAAACGCTAACTTTGCAAACTCCGTAAGTGGACAAACTAATAGTTTCTTCCTACCTTCGGTTTACTCTAAAAAGGTTCTAAACTTTTTTAGGAAAGCCTCGGTAATTGAAGCTATCACCAACACAGATTACGCTGGTGAAATATCCTCTTTCGGAGACTCTGTAAAGATTATCAAAGAACCCGTCATTTCAGTATCAGACTACACACGTGGCTCTGACACTACTGACACAAAACTAACCGACGCTGAAATTTCTTTAGTCGTTGATAGTGCTAAAGCTTTTAAATTCATCGTAGATGATATCGAAAGCAATATGTCACATGTCAACTTTAAAGAAGTAGCTTCTAGTGCCGCCGCTTATGCTCTTAAAGATGCATACGATGCAAGTGTACTAGCTACTATGTTCGCAGGTTGTTCAGCAAGCTCACCTGACCATATCATTGGTTCGGACAGTGCTACTGCTGACTCTAGTCTAACTCACGCAACCAACTCTGTTGACTTGTTTGGTTCAGACGGAACTGGTGTAGACGCTATTGACTTAATGGCTAGGATGGCTAGACTATTAGATGACCAGAACGTACCTGAAGAAGGTCGTTGGTTTGTTGCACCTCCTTCATTCTATGAAGAGTTGTCACAATCTGGCTCTAAAATGCTTTCTGTTGACTTTAACGCAGGTCAAGGTTCAATCAGAAACGGTTTAGTATCAAGTGGAAAACTACGTGGATTCGACATGTACAAGTCTAATAACATTGCTGGCACATCAAATGCTACTGGTAAGGTTATGGCTGGACACATGAGTTCTACTGCTACTGCAAACACAATTCTTTCAACTGAAGTGTTGAGAGACCCAACATCGTTTGGTGATATTGTGCGTGGTCTACATGTCTATGGTGCGAAAGTACTTAGAGATGATGCCCTATGTAGTGCATTCTACTTAATTGACTAATTAGTCAAACTCGGAGGGGTCTTCACGGACCTCTCCACTTTTTTAGGAATAATAAATGGCTACTACATATTTAGATTTAAGTAACGAAGTATTAAGGGAACTTAACGAGGTTGTCCTAACTTCTGGAACTTTTGCTAGTGCTACAGGTATTCAAGCGTTCGTAAAGGATGCTATTAATAAATCTATATTTGATATAGCAAATGCCGAACCACAGCTACCCTTTTTCTCAGCAGGAGCTAGTGGAGGAACAGACCCTTTTTATGGAAACGTCACTGTTGCAACGACAGCAGGAACTCGATGGTTTACTTTAAAGACGGATAGTTCTGATATTAAAACTGATTACGCATCAGTAGACTGGGATGATTTTTATCTAACAACAATAAACGTGAGTGGAGAAACTACTCCTTACGTTTCTAAAGGTTTAAAATTTTTAACACTATCTGACTGGAAACAATATTACAGGGATAGTGAAAATGCAGACGATGCAAATGGTTCTGATGCCTCACATGGCGAACCACGATACGTTATTAAAAGTCCAGACCACAGAAAGTTTGGCTTAAGTCCAATACCCGATAAAGTTTATAACGTACACTTTTATGCTTTTGCAAAGCCTACGACTTTATCCGCATACAACGATTCAATTACTATGCCAGAACAATATAGTAACGTAATCACAGCACGAACAAGATATTACGTGCATCAATTTAAAGAGAATTTACAGCAAGCTTCCTTTGCACTTGACGAGTATAAAAAGAATATGAGGACTATGAAATCTAATTTGATTAATCCTACACCTACTTATATGTCAGACGATAGGACTTACTTCTAAATGGCAGGTTCTCAACCCTTTTCCGTACCTTTAGGAGGTGGACTTAATAAGTCTACTAACTCTCTAGCGTTACTACAGACCCCAGGAGTTGCTACTAAGTTAAGAAACTTTGAAGTATCACCAGAGGGTGGGTATCGTAGAATAAATGGATTTAGTTTATTTGGAGATACCTTACCTAATTCTGCTAATGATGTAGAAGGATTGTTAGTATACGCAGATGGCGTACTGGCTGTTGTAGGTAATGATATATTTTTTAGTCAAGACGGAGAAGATGCTTGGCTACAAGTAAACAAAGCAAGTGTTGCCTCTGGTGGTGATAACTATACTGCGTTTACAGGAAGAAGTGAACTAGCTTTAAGTGCAATAGACCAATGTGAGTTTGCAATCTTTGAAGGAACATCACAATATGGTGAAGTAGTTATAACAGATAAGAGTGGTTTAAACAAACCTTTCTTATTTAAAATGACAGGTTCTTCTGCTAACTTAAATGCTAGAACATATTTTGTAAGTCAAATAACTATTGACGGCTCTACAAAAGCTAAGTTCTGCACAATACACGACCAACATTTAGTTGTTGCAGGAGACCCAGCTACACCTAACACTATTTACTATAGTGGTACTAATGACATAGATAGCTTTAGTAGTACAGGTTCAGGTAGTGTAACATTAGAAGATAAGGTAGTAGGTCTTAAGAGTTTCCGTAACGAATTATTTATCTTCTGTAGAAACTCAATATTTAAATTACAAAATATAAATACTGCGGCTACAACGGCTGTAGTTCCTGTTACTAAAAACGTAGGTTGCTTAGACGGTCAAACAATCCAAGAGATTGCTGGTGACCTTATATTCTTAGCACCC